TGCTGCGCAGCAGGTGTCTGCTCGAAATATTGCAGGCCCCGGGGAACGGCCCCACGCTCAGGATGGTCGAGGCGGTGGTATATAATAAAAAGATAATCACCAACGACGCGGCAGCCCCGACGAATACTGAAGACGGGTGAGATAAGGAAGTTATTGAAATTGAGATAACTCACTTCCTAAATTCTTTCCGGATGGCTTCCGGATGGCTTCCAGGTGGGAATTTTCAAACTATCTTTGAGACTCTACGAGTGTTCTTCCAGGTCGCTATTAAACCCCTCTCAAAACGTCCTGACTTCCTGGGCAGTTGTCAAACTCAAAACGGGAATAGACATACGGACATGAACTAAGGAGGAAAAAAATTTGGCGCCGATTTTTTTGCATTTTCGCCGGCGTCATCCCCCCTATCCTTCAACATTTTTCGCGCCCATCGCGCCCTACGCAATATTCCTTGACATCCGCAAGCCCAAGTGGTACCTTTATATTATCACTCGGAGGTGAGACTATGCTACCAGCCATTAGCCAGCCAGATTTCGTTCCTTTCAATTTTGAAGGCATAAAACTACAGGAGGCCTGTTTTATAAATGGAAATCCTTATTTTACGCGCAAGGCGATTGGCGAATTCCTTGAATATCCGCATCCGCAAAAAGCCATAGATAACATTGTAGCCAGAAACCCACATATCAGCGATCGGAGTTGGAGCACAGCCCTCAATTTGAGGGTAATGCAAGACACGGGAGATGGGACAAAATACGGTAGAGAGTTGGCAATGGAAGTATATGATCCTATCGGCTTGCAGCTCATTATCTTTGAATCCAGGCAGCCGAAGGCAATTCAGTATAAAATAGCCGCTGCACATCTGGTTTATGCTTTTATGAAAGGTGAGATCAGGCCGTCGAAGTGGGCGGCGAAGGGAGACAGGCTATCCGCGATCAAACAGATTTTGAGCCATCCGCCGACACAGAAGCGGCGTCAATTAGTCATAGACATGGCCCAGAGAGAGCAGATATCACTGGCCACTGCTTACCGGTGGATCGACAAACTCGGCGGGCTGAAAACTCAAAAAGGGACAAAGAAGCAACATAATAAGAAAGCTGCTTAAAAGCCGGGGCCATGCTTATCGGCTTCTTTCTTTTGTCGTGAATAGGCAATATATTCATTACTTAGCATATAGACGGTGCCCTCCGAAGTCGACTTGTGAATTGAAATAAATCCACCCGGCAAAATCCAAGCTGTTACCTCATTTTTCATCTCAGTAGGCTTGCCGTATTTGTCTATAAGGGCATTTCTCAGAGTCCCATAGCGTTGAGGTGAATAATACATTTTAAGATGAGTCAGAACATCATTTTGGAACCCAAACCGGACCTTTACACTAACTCCTTTGATGTGGAAAAAGGTTTCACACGCATTGCTATATGGACAGATCGCCTTACGAAAGGCATTATCGTCAATTTCCAAAGCGGCCAACTTAGCATATGTTTCATCAGACCGGATGAGATCATCCTTTAATGCATAAAAGACGCGATCCATTGACATCCCCATTGGGATACCCCGAAATTCCAACGCTGATGACTGTGCTGGTGGGGGGGAGTCACCTTGAGGGGTTGCCCCATCTGGACACGGCTTGTTTGTATAATAGGTATTACCTTGATTGTCAATACAGGAATCTGCAAAAACAAATGAGGGATATGTAAGCAAAAAGGCTACGGAAAAAAGAAGAATACGTTTCATAGCACCTCCGCATTATTTTGTAATAGTTCAAAATCATTCATCCTGCTTTTTCCCATGAAATGCCTTAAAAATGTTGTCTAAGATATTCCTGTAATGCGTCCTTCGCTTTCTCATCGCCGTACTTCTTGGCGATCTGTCCAACGCATAGAGGCGGCGCGCAATATCAGCGTTTCGATATATTGGGAGCAGCCGCTTAATTCTGCCGGTTATAATCATAGAACAATCTCGATGTCAAGAGTTAATTAATAAATCTCGCTGAAATATAGTTCAACAGGCAGCCTGTGCGCCTTCGGAAATTATTATCTACCAGAATTATAACGCCTAAGAAAAGCTTCCGCATCTTCAATAGCACGCCCGATACGCTCGGACTGTAATCGCAGTTCAGCCGCCTTTTTGCTGGCATAACGATATTCCTCAGCCCAACGACGTTTTTTTTCAGTAAGAAGGACCTTCTGACACTGTAGTGTAGCCTTCTCCATGCGCAATTTAACATTGCTATCTGACGTTGACAGTTTCTTTATTTGAGCAGACAGAACATTCCCATAATTGATCATCATTTCTAGATTATCGTAACTATCGCTGGTAATATCGGAGGCCGCGTAATTACAATAGGAATCAACCTTACCCTGCATGGGGCGAACATTTAAATAATAGTCGGACTGATCGGATTGGTTCCCGGAAGAATCGCCTCTGGCGGAATAATGAGTAACCCCGTTTTTATCAGTATATGAAGCAGCCCAGGAATAGCCAGAAAGAAGAAAAATAAATGAAATAATGAACGCCACTTCTACTGCGCGCAAAGCCTCTCGTTTCAGGCGTTCAAGGTCGCTCGGCATTATTCACGATCCTCCTATTTAAAATAATTACGTATTGCCCATACCCAGAAAGGTTCAATATTTATATCTTCCGATTTTGCTTTTGCTATTAGATTGCTATGAAAATTTGAGCTTATAGAGAATCCAATAATACCGATTAAAGTTACCAGATTTAAAAAACCAGCATCCAAATCATAGCAAGAAAAAATAAACGCCGCAATAATAAAAACAAATAAAACCATGAAGGATACCAGCATATATTTCTTTAAAGAGATGGCTTTTCGCATATAGCTTTTACTATGTTCATTATGAATAATATGGTTCAGCACGGGATGTCCACAATCAGGACAGCTCAGGGCCATACCCGAAACCAGCCTGCCGCAATTTTGGCATGCAACAGTATACGGACCATCCACTTGAGGGTGGGCTGCAATCTCGATATAGTCCCTGCCTGCCTGTCTATTATTATCGCCATAAATAGACTGATTCATCGCCACTTATCGCCCCATCCGCATAATTATGTCATAAAGACTCTTCAGATCGCGCTCTCCCAAATCAGACAAAGAAGAAATATCCTTACCGAGACGATCCCTTACAAGCCCATAAACCCATGATTTATCTTGACCTATCTGGTTCTTCACGCGGGACCAAATTGCGGCATATAACGAATTCCTCCATTTTTCATTGTCATTACGGCGCAATTTCGGGCGCGAGATTGCTTTCTGTTGGCTCAGCCACCTAAGAACATCCGCATATTGGTCCTGATTTAGCTCGTGGTACGAATTTACGTTGAATTTTCTGTGAAGCCGCGTCCACCATTCAGGGAAGAGAGATACCCTTTCTCCACCAGAGCTAACGCCGATATCTACCAATGACTCTATCTTTTCCTTGATCATCTGTTTCTGCGCTGGCGTAACGTATTCCGGCAAAGGCTTTACGCTTACTTTATTGACAACTCGTTTGTTGACATTTATATCACCGCCTGCCTGGTAATTGCCATGTCCTATGATAATTTGAGAGGAACTGCGATCATCGTCTGAGGGAGAGATAGATTTCCCCCTCTTCTTGGCCTCTTCAAGAAAATCGATTATTTTGTCTTTTCGATCAGACATCCAGCCTCCATTTATGACGCCAATTTAACAAGCTTAATTACGCGGTCACCAAGATTTTCCCTCTTTGATTCATCTTCTAATAAATCCTCGTACAATAGTATGATCAGCTCGGCTTTTTTGCGAGGACTTAAGTAGAGCTCTTCCTCAAGGAATATCTCCTCAACCGTCTCGATAATCTCCGTCATTAACTCAAGGTTTAGGAAGACATTCTTTTGTCCAGCTGCCTCGGCGCTACCGACAAGCCTATCGACCGTATGCCCTGTAACATCAGCAATACGGGTGAGGACATCAGCTGGGATAATAAAATCACCGTCCTCATACCTTATATATGTGCGCGTTGGGATGCTGAGTTTTTCCGCAAAAGCCTCTTGAGATAGATTCATAGTATCCCGAAGATTTTTTATCCTGGCGCCGACCTCTTTCATGCGATCCGGTCCGCGTGTTTCACCGGTAAGAAGCCAGGCGTAGTCGCAATTTGTCGTTTTGACAATAGCCGCAAGGGTTTCAATATCCGGCTGCCGCTGATTGGATTCGTACCGACTTAAAACTGCCGCGCTTTTAATATTGATTTTATTAGCAAAATCGGACTGACTTAATCCCATTCCTTCTCTTAGATTCTTTATTCTTTCTCCTAATGTTGTCATAACGGTAATTTTGCTTGACATAATATTACCGATCTGGTAAATTTAAACATGATGTTAAATCGCTTAAACACAAAAAGCCCAAAATATAAGGCCAATACGCGAAAAATCAAATCCCTGCTAATGGAGAACGGGATAGAAAATAACGACATAGCAACCCTCGCAGGCGTCCATCCCGTATATGTGTCATATGTCCTGCATGGGCATAGGATCGGCTGGCGGGTACGCATTGTCATCGCGCAGGCCCTTGGCGTCACTGTCGGGGAACTTTGGCCGGACAAGGAACGGAGGGTAGCGTAATGGTCGCAATTAAACATGCTTTGATTGTATCTTTTTTTTACCTAAAAGGTAAATGTCTATGAAGGCTAAAAAAATAGACATGGGGCAGCTCGACATCTTCTCTCTTATCGAGGAGCTTTCGCGTAAACAGGCCGAGGTTGCGGCAAGTCCGGCGATACAAGGCAAAGCAAGTATTGACGCTGCCGTGCGCTCACTTATCAGCGACGCGCTGAAGAGATGTCCACTATCCCGTTACGAGGTGGCAGCCAAGATGTCGGAAATACTCGGGACGGAAATCACGAAGGCGCAAATTGACGCCTGGTCCGCAGAAAGCAAGGAAAATCATAGATTTCCGCTTGTCTACATAGGCGCCTTTTGCGACGCCACAACCAATAAATCTCTGGGCCGCTACATCGCCCAACTTTGCGGCGGTCATTTCATTGAGGGCGAGGACGCCGTGCGCCTTGAGCTCGGAAGGATCGAGGAACAGAAAGCAGAGCTGCAAAAGAAAGAGCAGGCCATAAGGGCGTTTCTAAACACAAACAAGGGGGGCAAATGAAGAAAGAGGGCAAGACGGACTATCAGAACGAAACGCAGCAAAACCTGATGAGGATCGTGGAATATCTTGCCGCCGACGTATTCCGGATCACCACCATCAAGGAGATCGTGGACGCGCTAGACATTACTTACAGCAAAGCGAGCTGGGTACTCCATAATCTCAAAATCAGGGATTGGGCCGAGCAGCAGGGCGACGGCTGGAGGCTTAGCCCTCGCATTGTGCGCATAGCGGATTCTGTTCGGGCCAACTTGGGCGAGACAAAGAGGCGATATACAGGAGACTAAAAAACCGCAAATTTGCGGTTTTTTCATAGGCATGAAATCAAGGATATCAAGGACATATGCAATAAATCACGCCGCAACAGTGCGGCAAAATCGGGAGGCGGAAGTGACACGTAAAAAAAAGTATTCAACAGGCATTTTTCAGGGCATGCGGCTGTCATTGAAGATCAATGAAGCGTCGTATTTGTCGCTGCTGCTGAAGTACAAGGAAGAGAAGAAATACGTCGATGATGGCTATGACACTTGGACGGATTATTGCCGCGAAGAACTCGGCGTCAGCAATGACACCATAGACAGGCGTCTCAAGGCGCTCTCCGAATTCGGACCTGAAATGACCGGCATCATGCTGAGTCTCGGTCTTAAATGGCGCGACATACGGGCTATTGATTACGTGCTCACGGAAGAGCAGCGCGACTCCGTTAAAAAAGGCGTATTGCAGATCGAAGGCAAGAGCATCCCCGTCGAGAAGGACCGCGCTGCAGACATACAGGCTGTGCTCGATCTGCTCATAGATCGCGCGGCCGTTGCCACAAAGGCCGAGAAAGTGGCCACCGCGAAGGTTGACGGGATCACCAAGGAGCACAAAAAAGAGGTCAAGGCAATGGCTGAAGAGATAAACAATCTCAAGTTGCTGCTGCCGCCGAAGGGAGACGACGAGGAGGGCATGGCTAAATGGGCCGAGAACCTTGTTGAAGCTGTCAATAAAGCGGCAAGTGAGTTCGACAACCGCCTGCGCGTACTCGCATTCCATAAAAAAAACCTCACTGATCCGCGGCTACAGGCAAAGGTAATCGCCATTAATACCGAGATCGAAGAAAGATTCAAGCAATTCGTGCGCGATTACGATAGGCACTTGGCGACAAGCGAGGTTGAGTAATATGCAATACGATCCGGATATGCTACAGCAGGCTCGCGCCGAAATCCTGAGCGCGCCGTTCGGTCATACCACCCAGACGGCGCAGCGATGGGCCGACATATTCGGCGTTGCCTACTCTACCATGTATCGGATCGCAAATGTCGCCAATCGTGTACGCAAAGGAGCCGCAAAGAACCCCGAGCTGGTGAAGTGGGCGGAAATAATTTTTAAGCTCAAAAAAACGCCGCCTGATGGGGCGGGCGAACTCAGCACGGAAGACGCGGTTGCTAGCGCAATTGCAAAGGGGATGCTGTCTGCGGATGCGGCATTAATAAATGTAAGCACCTACAATGCCATCGCGCGGAACAAGGGCTGGAATCAAACTACCACGCGCCGCGTGAGGTTTCAGGCCGAACGGCCGAATCAGATACACCATTTTGATGCAAGCACAAGCAAGTATCTCTATATCGCCAAGCGATATCCGGACAACGATTATCTTCTGAAACTGCACCGTCCCGGAATGATGGGCTATAAAAACAAGCCTATCCCCTGCGACTCACTGAGGCCATGGTATTACGGCCTGGTGGACGATAACAGCGGCGTCAGCCTGGCGCGATGCACGGCGGCGCCTGGAGAGTCCTCGGGTGACAGCCTGGACTTTCTGGCATGGGCCTGGGCGCAGATGGGCATCTGCGATACCCTCATGGCAGATGAAGGTATGCTGAGGAAGGCTCTCGCGTCATCGAGTTTTTTGGAGCGCATAGGCGTTGAGCTGCCATCGAGTGGCCCATACAGAAAAGAAGCACACGGGAAAATAGAACGCCCGTGGCGAACTCTATGGTTGAAGTTCGAGCTCGTCCTCTACGCCGAATGCGCTGACTGGCATGATTTTGAAATTACAATGTCTGAACTCAATCGGCGTCTGCAGATATATCTTGAGGACAAATACAACCAGATGCCGCACAGGTTTGAGCGGGAGTTCACACGGCGCCAGGTCTGGGAGCGCATCAGCTGGCAGGGCGGCATAGTGAAGATTCCCGAGACGGCCTTAGCCACCGTAGCCAGGCGAGCTAAGCGCAAAGTGGATGTGTTCGGGAACATTGAACTCAATGGAGCGACCTATACCGTAAAGGGTTTGCATGACGCATGGGTATGGGTATACGAGGGAGTGTTTGAGAATCGCCTGGTCGTCCAGGACATCGAGACGGGCAAGAAATATGATGTAGTCGACTTCAAACCGCTAAAGGCTGGTGAATACCAGGCTTCACCGGAAACCCCGCACCAGAAACTCATAAAAGAGGCAATTGATATTCCCGAGGGCGCGCTATATACAAAGCCCAAGGCAAAAGAGAAACGCGCTGATAACGTATTGACTGCTCCGATCCGCGTCCAGGAGCGCGAGATAGATGACCCGTTCCAGACGGACCGTTACAGGACAATTGGTGAGGCGATGGATGAATTGACTGGCATTATCGGCACCGGATTATCAGGGGAAGAAAGGGGGATGGTAGAAGAGCTGATAAACAATAATGGGCTGCATAAGTTGTATGTGCGCGACCTGGCGCAGGAGATACGGGGCGAACTGGAAAGCAGAAGAGATCGTAAAATAGCCGCCGCAGGCGGCATGTAATCAACAATGGGGGTGATGGCAACATGGATATCAGCAGATTAGAGTTAATGGCGGAATACGGCTTTGATGTTGATCCGCTAGATGATGAAAGCAAACGCATCGAGACGGCAGACAGCTTGAGGATCAAGCGCATCGTCAAAATGGCCATAGCGTCTAAATCGATGATCTCGATAGTCGGCGACTATGGGTACGGCAAATCAAACTGTCTTAAATTAGCTTTTCGGGATATCACGGCGACACGTATAGAAATCACATGTCCGGACAAGGAACACCTTAAAATCGGGGAAATAGAACTCTCGATGATGCTCACCCTGACCAAAGAGACAAAGAAGCAATCAAAAATCATACGGTCAGAACAGCTGCGGCGTATAATCGGGCAGGCTGCCAAGGAAAAACCTGTAGTGCTTGTGCTGGAAGAGGCGCACAGGTTACACGGCCAGACATTGCGGTCTCTGAAATCGCTCAGAGAAATGGAATGGATGGGGCACTCGCCGCTTTTCACGATCATCATGCTCGCTCAATATAACCCGATGCGCAAACCCGGGGTCGATGAGGTCCGGCTCAGAACAGACACCATAAACCTCAAGGGTTTAACGGGCTCAGAAATCAAGACCTATATAAAGACCACAGTCGGCAGATATTTCGATACCGAAGCTATCGATGCCATAACTGAACTTGAAAACGCGCGTAACTATCTTGAGCTGAGGGCCATGCTTGTGGATCTCATGGCGAAGGCGTTGCAGAACGGCTCAAAAAACGTCACCTGCTTGGATGTTTTTGAGCTTTATGGCGGCGGACTTGCTCAGGTAATCAAGCGCGCAGGAATCACTCAGTCGGAGATCGAGAAGGAAACAGGCATCAACAAAACCTCTCTGAGCCTCGTACTCAATAACAAGCCGAACACATTATCCCCCGAAAAGAGCAGTGAAATACGCTCTGCGATCACTGACGTACTGAAGCGGAAGCTCGAAGAGGAAGGCGGACAAGCAAAGACTAAGCTGACAGCCGTCGCCGGGGGGCAGTCGTGAAAGTCCTAAAGGGCATCGGTGTGATCAGACTGAGCCCTTCGACAGGCTCAGGGACCGGGAGGACGAAAGCCTTTCGCTGCCCGGCGCGGCAGGGGCACTTCGTTAACTCCACGCAGTGCGCGGTCATTGAGGGCAAGGAGCCGCAGACCTGCGCGCGGATGTGCTGTGCGCACAGTATCCTCGCGCACCGGAGGAGCGCGTGAAGTGGACACTTTGCGCTCTCACCCGCAGGCTCTGCGAGTATGCGGGGCGTACAAACCATTGCGGCTACGGGCCGCTGCCGATCGCGCTGGAGCGGCTGGCGAGCTGTCCGAAGGAGGCAATATGAAACTCAAGGACGCAAGGCTCTGCGCTAATTGCGATGAGGTATACGCGGCGGACGGCCTGCTGAATAGCTGCCCGGCGTGCGGATCAACAGCATTCTTGTTTGTCTGCAGGCATCTGCCGACAATGGAGGGTTTCGAGCGGAGAGTCGAACAGATGAAAATCGGGGCGGCCGTGTTGGCGCACAGCTCGCCCCAGTAAATGGAGAATAACTACATGGATAGGATAACACGGATCATGGATATCGTCACAGCAGCCGGGACAGCCGTAATGGCGACTGCCTGGCTGGCATATGGGGGCTACCAGCTTGCGCGGTACATAGGGAGGTAAGGCATGTACAGGAACTGGCAAGTTGAAGAGCAGAAGCGGGGCAAGGCAGTTAAATGCAAATGCTGCGAAGGATATACATTCAGCCCGACAGGCGTATGCGCAAGCTGCACGGTAGCATGTCGTGTTGACGATCTCGTCGCAGGAACCCACGGAGAACATATAGCAGCGAGGGAGGCTAAAATTGGCGACACTGGGAGACATTGAGACTGCAACAAAGAGATTTTCGGAGAGCCGCGAAAAACTGTCCGAATACGTCCACAACGCAGAGGGAGAGATCGAGGGCGTGAAGAGACGCTATATGCCCCTGATCAAAAAATGGGTAGAGCGCGCTGCGGCAGAGCAGGCGATACTCGAAGCGCTCATTAAAGAGAGCCCTGAACTGTTTGACAAGCCGCGCACTATAGTGCTCTTCGGCATCAAGGTCGGACTCGGCAAAGGCAAAGGGAAGATTGAATGGGAGTCTGCCAGCAGCGTTGTCAGGCTCATTAAGAAGCACTTTCCGGAGCAGGCGGATTTGCTTATTAAGACTACAGAAAAGCCGCTTAAAAAGGCCCTCGCGCAGCTCAGCGTGGCCGAGCTGAAGAAGCTAGGCATACAGGTTGACGAGACAGACGACCAGGTGATCATAAAGAGCGTCGACAGTGAGATCGACAAGCTCGTCGCAAAGCTTTTGGAAGAGGCAGGCGAGATCGACGAGGAGGCGGCGTGACAAAGCTGACGGCGATCTTAATCCAGATTCATGGCAAAGATATAAAGTGCGAAGCGGTTGGGCCAACGCGCAAGGGAAGAAAGTTCATGGGGCTGGTGAACCTTTACATGAACGGAGAATTCCACTCCACGCTGCTCAGCTCTCAGGCGATCTATGAAACGCCTGGGCTTGCGGTCAGTGAAATGCAAAGGGTTGTAGATAATGTGCGCGCGATGGACCTATTGACTGTATCAGGAGCGCAGGCGTGAACGAGATCACTGTCGGCGAAGGCTTGTTGACAGGAGTCACGGAAGAGCATATTCATGCTGTCGGAATCGAAGGCTATAGTATGCAGATTATGCTTAGCGTGCGGACATCAACATCCGTCGACAGGGGGAAAAAGACTGCAACCGGTTATTATCTGCGCGGCAATACACGCGGACTTAGCAGCAGGCAGATTAGGGGCGCTGTTGATTACGCATGCAGATTTCTCGGGGCAACGCCCAGCAACGAGCTTGCAAGAATATTAGAACTGTAGGGGCGCGGTTTCCGCGTCCACGAACAACAAGGGAGGAACAGATGATCAAATCAGATTTGGCAAAGGAATCAGGATTCACAACAGGCGCAATAGACACACTGCTGAACGCTATAACAAAGGGTCTCAAAAAAGACGGCGAGGTTAAGCTGGTAGGGTTCGGTGTTTTCAAGGTGATGAAGCGCAAGGCGCGCACTGGCAGGAATCCCAAGACCGGCGAGGCCGTAAAGATCCCGGCCAGGAAGGTCGTGAAGTTCGCGCCCGGCAAAGAGCTGAAAGAGGCGGTCAAGTAATCGTAGGGGCGCCTCTTGTGGGCGCCCGGTAAAGGCCGAAACGATCATTTCGGTGACGTCAACGAAATGGTCGTCTGCCGGTGAAGCCGGCACTGATGAGGCCAGGGAGAACAATTGACAGATATTGAAAAAGCCATAGCGCGGATGGAAAAAGTTAAAGCTGCCTGCGAAAAACTTATAGCGCTGGCCGAAAGCGATATTAAGCTGCTGAAGAAGCGCAAAAATAATGCCGAGGTGCTGATTGAGGGGTTCAAAACCCTATCTGGCACTGAACATCAGCAGCGGATAGATCAAATTGCGTTAGGGCTTATCGAGACCGAAACGACGGTTTCCTGCATGGGCATAGGGATAGGGATAGATATATGACCAAGAAAAATACTCAAACAGCGAACATCAACGCTACTCTCTATGATGGAGAGTTCCAAGTTGGCTATGACTGCGTCGGAGTAGAGATTTGCCGGTTTGCGCTTTGCGAAATCATGCCGCCGACTGGCGATAATGAATGTGCTTTCCGGGCATATGGCTCATGTAAAAACCCTCCGGCTCAGCAGACAGCTCTTGAAGCGCTCCGTAATAAAATCACGAGAGAGCTGAAAAAGTTCGAGGACAATGAATAACGATCCTCAAACAGCTTTTGATTTCGATCTCACCGTCGATGAGATGCGGGTCCTGGCGATCCTGCCCAGGGGCGCGGAGAACGCCGTCAGCATGCCGACGCTGGCAGGGGCGATGAACATGAGCACACGGCAGCTGCAGGACCTCATCGCGCACCTGATAGAGTCTCACGGGCAGCTCATCTGCTCTGCCTGCGGGAAGAACCACGGCTACTATATGCCCGCATCGGAAGAGGAATATCGCACAGGAGTGCGGCAGCTCAAGAACAGAATAATCAGCCTGGCAAAGCGCATGCGCGCGCTGGACCGCACAGCATACGAACAAATATTCGGGCAGGGGGAACTGGAGCTATGATTATAAAACGTGTAGTGGCATATGGACTTATCACCTTTATCACCATTACGTGGAGCATCCTGGCTTTATGTCTCGTCGCGCTGTTTCTGCTGGCCATAGCAGTGGGCGCGATACAGGACATGGTCCAATGCGCGGATCGGCAGGTGAACCGCATGGCCGACTTCTTTTTAAACCTGATGGCGGCTCTTGTAGATAAAAGAGGGAAGTCATGAACGCCGACCGCGCCATCGACAATAAACAAAAAGCGATCATCCACATCGCCCTGCAGGATCTCGGGATCTCCGATAACGATTATCGGATACTGCTGCTGGACATGTTCCCAGCAGCATTCCACGAAGACGACGTGCAGCCCTCATGCCTTAGGCTCTCGCACGCTCAGGCAGATCAGCTGATCGACGAATTCAAACGGCGCGGGTTTGTGGTCAAATCGACGAAGCCTCAGCGTCCTCAATACTACGGCAGGAAGCGCGCGCGGGGCTATAACCTGGTTGATCTTCCCAGCCCTCAAATTATCGCGAAGATCAAGGCGATGGCGGCTGATATCCGCTGGAATGTGCGCGATGGATATGAGCGCTGGGTGATGGCCAGGTATCATGTCTCCAGGCCACGCACAATGCACGAAGCTATGATGATCGTCGAGGGTCTGAAGGCCATGAGGGCAAGACAAAACATCAGGCGTATCGAGGCTGCTGAGGCCCCGGCGAGGGAGCCGTTTTGATGTCTGACTCTCCGCGTATAGTTTGATTTTTTTCGGCAGCAGAGTGAACGGCGGCATTGCTATGAACTATTGCCCAATGTGCGGAAGGAGGCTGCTCAGGTGAAAACGCAGATGAAAGA